CATTTGACACCAGTCTGTTCAAACAGTCTGAAATCCTTGTTCTTTGCCTGAGAAACAAACTCTTTCCAACTTCCAGACTTAACAGGCTTTTCCCTTCCCAAACCGAGCGGGGACAAAACGGGATTCGTCGCCTTGGAAACAGCCCAATCAACAGTTTCAGAAGCCTCACGAACCGCACTCTGTGCATATCTAGAAACAGTTTGCCCAGCACCAAAAATGCCAGCAATCGGCATAAACGCCACCCGCGCACCAGCAGCAGCCAAACCCTTGAGAGAAGTTGCCTCACTTAAATCTGTCGGCTTCAAAAATCCGCCCTGCTTATATTTCACCTCAAGGGTGCGGCGCAACTGCTCCTTCGTTCTTTCAGACTGGTTAGAGTTCGCAATCTTAGCCAAAGCACTTGAGTACGCCTTGTCAAGTTGCTGCTTCTCCTCCTCCATACTGGTAGTAGTTCCATATGTGGTTTGACCCGTGCTTTTAACTGGGGTCATGTCCGCGCCAATATCAACAACATTCCCCTTGGCGAGCCTCCCAAACTTGGGTGGCTCTGTTGTTGGGGTAACAGGCTGATTGGGTTTGCTGAACGGCGAACGAGAAACAGCCATCAGCCACCAAACAGATTCTTATAAACCAAAGACTTCATCCCGAACAACATCGGGTTAACCTTCTTTTCCTTGGCTTTAACAGAGAACTCGGACATAAACTTTGCCGCCATCTCCGACGCACGCTTCTCCGACATCGGCAACTTGCCCTGCATCAACTTCTGCTTATATTCCTCACCCTTGGCTTTTGCCAACATTTCAATACTGGTCGGCAAATCAGAAGGCAAACCCTTGACACCAGTAATCTTCTGCAAATACTCAGATGTAGCAGCCGTAGGGTCACCAGAAGTAATACCCTTTGCTTTGCGCTGCTTCAAAAAAGCCGTATACTGCTTCTTCTGCTTCTGTGTCTCAGCATTCAAATACTTCGGCGTGTCCTTGACAAGGTCATTAAGGAGACTGTCCCTCTCGTCAACAGTCAACCCATACTGCTCGTTTTCCCTAAAGTTTCTGCGCGCAGCCGACACCGCCGATGTCATCCCACCGTACTTCTGTACGGTGGCAAACCAGTCAGCAATAAACTGCTGATACTTTTCTGGCATCATGCTGTATCTAACAGAAACGCTGTTAATAGCCGAAGGGTCATACTCGGCGTTGGGGTCAAACTGTGACAAACCAGAAGAAGCCAACTCGGCACCAGACTGACCAACCAACTGGGCATATGCGCTGGGGTTGGCAGCCAAAGCCAACAGCACCCTGAGGGGATTTTGACCAGAGGTAGACCCACCTGCCCTTAGGGCGGCGACAATCTGGGCTGGATTATAGTCCTTATTAGCCATAATAACCTCTATAAATGCTGTGGTCGTTCTATGCCGACTTCTTTCCGCCCTTAGCCTTCTTGGGCTTGTATTGACCATACGACTTGGTGGTTGCCGCCCTAGTGGCGGCAGCCGTATTCTTTCCACTAATCAAAGCATCCAGTCCCGACTTAATCAGGGCATCCCGAGCAGCCATAGCAGTCTGCTCGTCCTGTGTCTGCGCCTGACGAACAGCACCCTGCTCCTGTGCCTGAAGACTAGCCAACTGGGAAACCAGAGCATTCTGCCCCTGAGCACCGCTGGCTGTAACAGCATTTCTTAGGGCATCCATATAGTCCTTGTTGACCGCCTGCGTCTGCTCGTAGCCGCGCGTCATCATGTCGCTGATGAACTTCGCTGTCGTCGCATCAGTTTCAGCCTGCTTCTGGGCAAGTTCAGGAGACACCCCATACATACCCAAATCAAGCCCCTGTTGCGGGGCGCCAATAAGAGGTGCCATCAGTTTCTGATATGCCGTAGGGTCCTGAAGTGCGCCCAACGCGGCCGTTGTGGCGCCAGTCATCGCACCCTTCGCCTGTTCACCCTGAGTGGCAAAATAGTTTTTGATTGCCTCCAACTGCGGTGAATACTTGCCAGTTATATCAGCCATTGCGCTCTGATAGGTTGTCCCAGCCAACTGGTTATACAGATTCTGTGCCGCTGTTGCGGCAGCCTCCTGCTCTGCTGCCGCCTGCATTCCGCTAGTATATGCCGACCTTCCAGCGGCTGATTTCGCGGCTGCGGAAGAACCACCCGACGACTTGGTTCCCAGCAAACTCTGAAGTTCCTGAATGGTCATATTGCCATCCATCATGTCCTTCAAGATTTTGTCCATGTCGGCTTGATACATCTGGTTCTGCATCGTCAGGTTGTATGCCCCACGCTGGGCATCCCCAGTATGAAACCCAGCACCAACATTCTGGCTGGTAGGAGGAACAGGGGTCCGAGCAGGCACAATAGCACTAGGCGCAGGAATGGTCACAGCGTCAGGCAGACCAGTGGTCCCAATGGACCCGCCCTGTGCGGCTGGCATCGGAATAGGCGGTGGAACCGCCCCAGCACGCCGTGGAGCCGCCTGAGAGGACGCACCCCTCCCTCGGGTAGGGGAAGACCCCGAACGACGCTTAGAAGGGCTCCCAGAGGCCCCTGAGGGCACTGTAGTAGTAGGGATGGTCGGGGGAACAGACCCGTCAGGACCGAGAGGCTGGTAACCCTGCCCCTCGGTAAAACGCTCATAACGACCCGTCTGGGGGTTAAACTTAATAGGCATAATCCGTTCCTCCTAGTATGACGCCAAAGTCTTGATATCCAAAGCCTGACCAATGATGTCACGCTGCTTCTGCAATCTGAGTTGAGCAAGATAATCCTCAAGGTCAGCCTGTGCTGCCGCCTCCTCGTTCTGAATGCGTGTCAACTCTTGCTGCATCCGCGCAGTTTCAGAACCCAAATCCTCCTGAAGTCTTGCGGCATACTGCCCCAACCCCTTGAGGCTAATACCAGACTGCACATTGGGACCCATCAACCCCCTTGAACCATAACTAGCCACCTTGGGTTGATAGCCCTCTGAATAGCGTTTCTGGATTTCAGCAAGGTTCCTTGAACCGCGCTGCTGACCCAACATTGCTGCCTGCTGATTGGCAATCTTGCGCGTCTCACGCTTGCGCCGAGCCGCAGCCTCAGCCAACCCATAATCCGATTCCCAGTTACTCATTTGGTTTCCACCCGCCTTTTAAGTTCCTCAAGTTCTGCGTACACGGCAGCCAACTCCCGAGCAAGAGAAGTAAACAAGTCAACAAGCACACCACTACCATCAACCTGTGGAAGCAAGGACAACGCGGGAGGATTCCAAGACTGCATCAGACCACCCGAATAAGATAGTTGAGAACCACATAGGGCTGAAGGTTGTTGTGGGCAGAAGATGCCGCCGACGCCGAAGCGGAGTTCACCGTAACACCAGTAGTTTTAGTATCGGTATTCTTTGTGTGAGCAGTGTTAATAGTTGCTGTCTCATAAATAGGAACATTTGCATCCGCAAGGTTAAAAACAGGCAAATCTGCGGTATAAAGTGTCGTAGTGTGATAATGACCAGTGTCGGTCACACCGTGACCGTGCGCTGGCATACCAGACTCCGCAGCAGACAATGTGTGCGTCTTTGCACCACCTGTCTCCGCCAGAGCATCAAACTCGGTTTGCGTAGCATCAAAACCAACCACGACACGACCCTTGAGGTTGGGAAGATTAAAGGTGGTAACCGTGTCCCCCGCACCATAGGTAGTACCAATCGCAGCAAACAACACCGAATAAGAAGTTCTGCTGATGGCAGAACCATCAGCCAACATCCACTTGCCACCAGCAGGAGCAGAAGAACCAGCATAGGGAAGAACACCACCGACAGGAACAAACAGGTTGCTGACATCAGACGCCAACTTGGCTGCTGTAACAGCACCAGAGTCAATGTTTGTCCCCGCAGCAATAGCCTCAACAAAGGTCTTGACAGCGGTAAAGTTGCTGTTGACCTGCGAGGCAACAGCAGCAGTACCAGCCGTAAAACTATTCGGAATATTCAATGTTGCCATAATCAGCCCTTAACCCTTCTAGGTTGCCACTTGTAACCAATACTGTTGATACCCCACGGTTTCTTCAGTTCACCAGTAAAACGCAACTGAACCGTTTTGCACAAACCCAGATTGCTTGCAGTCTGGATTTGCCCACCAAGAGTATCATTAGACCAAAAAGAACCATAGGGTGTTCCACCAACTGGCTCATAAGCCCACAAATCACCCCACTCCATTCCCGACTGCGTCGGAGACTGGGAAATAGAAAATGTTCTGGCTTCCGCACCGTCAGCCTCCTGAAAGTCGTGGTAAACGGAAACAGAAATACTTTGAACGGTTTCAGTTTCGCGCATAACCAAATCAGGGCGTCTAAACATTTTGCGTTGAAGATATGAACCAGCATCAAACCATTTAGTTCGGTAAGTGGTTACAAAACCGCTCTGCGAACCATCAACATCAATCAGGTCATACGACAAATGATATTTGTCAACATCCAAAACACAAGGAACAGTAGGATGACAAAAAAGACGATGCTCAACACCAGAAGAATCCCTGTAGTCGCACCCAGCAAAAACACCCTTGTTGTCCGCTGTTTCAAACATCGTGTATGACCGCATAGACGGGTCATACACCAGATTAACCGTCGGACTGGTGACAGCAGTACCAGTAGTTGAATAAGGCAACGACAACCACACCCTGCGCCCCACCCAAGAAACACTTATTGACTCTGGTGCAGCCGAGTTGATATAACCCAAATCAAACGCGGGACGCATCCTCTCAAACAAGTCCACAATACTGGAACCATCCAAAAAGAACAAACCCTTCTGGCTGGAATAAAAATAAACACCACTTTCTGTTTGTGCCATTGCATGATGATTTGCACAACCAATAGTCGTGGACACCTCTATGAGTCTGTAGTTAGTATTGTCATAACCATAAAGCGCATAAATCGCGTACGGCTTGAAAATAAACAAGACACCGTTAATAACGGTCATCCCAGAAATACCCTCGCCACCACCAAGAACATCAAAATAGTCGTCCTTGTCCCATTTCTGCGGAAAAGACTCCAAAGAAAAATGAATCCTGTTACGATGCGTAACACCCTCTGTTATCACATTTGCGGCAAACATCTTGTTCGTATGAACAATGATGTGTTCAGCCCTCGGAAACCTGTCGTTTGACCCCGCCAACCAGTCAGAGTTTGAAACAATACCACCCAAAGCCGTGGCGTAGGTGGAAACACCATCCCACTTGTATGTTGCAACAGCGCTTCCACCAGTACCAGTAGCAATATACAGTGTGTCACCCCACGGGGCGACACACGCACCATGAACACCATTACACACAATAGGATTACCAGAACTAAACTGCAAATCCACAAAAGTATTTGCGCTAACAGAATAACGCTGAATGCGGTTATTATTAACCAACATCAGATTCGTAGAAGAAGAATAAAACGGTGTCAACTTCTGAGGAGACCAAGTTCCCCCAACATCCACAGAGTTATAGCGGGACATCCCACCACGGGAAAACACCCCGCCCCTAGGGTCAACCTCAACATTAAGCATTTCGGGCGACTCATTATCAGCCAACTGAAACTGGTCAGTACGAAGATTCAACCCACCAGTAAAATCCTTCTGCTCAAAAATCTGGATAGTCACAGATTAACCCCACTGAGCCCGACCCAAAGACTCAACCCAACCCTTGAAAGTGGGGCGGTGCTTTGTTTTACCCTGAGACAAAATCAAAGGAACATGACTATTGGGAGTAACAGTGCTACGCCCCGCCAACGCAACCTGCTCATCATACGCACGCTTATACATGTCCGCCATCGCAGCATCCTCAAGTTGCTGATAAATACGGCTACAAGCATAATACACCAACGCAAAATGCAGATTAGGAGAAGCATCAACTTCCCCACCCTCAGTCTGCCAATCAAACGGTTCACGATAACCACGACAAGTCAAAGTGCGGTTACTGTTCGGCTTAGGATAAATATGAACTTGTCCAGCCCACAACGCAAAAAACAGAGGCTCACCAGTGGTGTCATACACGCCACTGTATGTGCGTTCAGCCTCATCATAACCAATCATCTCCAGCCGATAACCAGTATCCTGATTGTCAACAATACTGACAATCTGACCAATCGGCTCAGACGCAATGGTCTCTAGGTCATACGCTCGTACTCCCTGCTGAGCCACAAAATCAAAAGAAAACTCAAGAAAAGGCCAACGCTTCTCAACATCCAGAATACGATAATAACCGTCACGAATATAGTAGTCCAGCAAACCATCAGGAATATCTCCAGTATCAAGGTCAGTAATGCTACGGACAGTGGACCTGCTGTCCGCTGCCGTCATGGTATTATACGCCATCGGTCACCTCAACGGCATCAACTTGAACAGCCTTGCGGGCAGACCTGAGATGACCAGCACACAGTTCCTCGCCCTTGACACGATTCCCCTCACAGGTGTCCTCGTTCGCTGAACACTTGTTTCCACGCCCAATATAAGGACCAGAAGCGGCAGCCAACCTCGCATTAGCGATGGCAGGCTGCCTCCAACCCGTCACAGTGTCACCATAATAGGATTGTGCGGGGACAGAACCAGAAATACTCATATAAATATGAGTATTGTTCTATTAAGGCTTCTTTTTGGGTCGGGGCTTACGCTGCCCGCGACCAATCCTGTTAATATCCTCAAGCATCTGACGACGAAGTTTATCCGCCTCAGTAGCACCCCTAGAGGGCTTCGGCTTAGACTTGGACCGCTTCGGAACCTTCGGAAAGTTGGGGTCAATCTTCGGCTTCCCAGCGGGCTTCTTTGCGGGCTTTGGTTCAGCATTCATACGAAGCAGTCTATTAGCCTGACGCTCGGCTGCCCTCTGCTCAGCCACAGTCTTAGCAACAGACTTCCCCCTGATTGAGGCAGTTGCCGTACGACGAGGCTTACCCTTGGGTCCCTTTACGGTCTTTCCGCCCATAGTGCCAAGACTTTTAGCCGTTTCCGCAGCAGGAGCAGTCTCACGCTTCCACTTAAGATAACGAAGCCGTGCCGCCGATTTGTCGGCATCAATGGTTTTTGACGCGTGACGCTTAAACCACATTCCGAACTCGCGGGCGAGTTCGGCGGCATCACCAATATCAATAGGAGGTTTCTTAGCCATAACTACTTTTTACGAGTCCTTATCTTTTTTCCACCAGTCGTTTTCTTTTTTCCGCCAATAGACTTAATGCCCTTTTCATATGCGGATTGTGCGCCAAGAAATCCAACTGTTTTAGCCGCACCACGCAAAACCTTTTTACCCTTGGATGTCCCCTTGATAACCGCATTGATTCCTTTAGCACCTTTTTCGTAGGGTATAAACCACGAACCACTAGTTAGAGCCACATCTTGCCACCCCTTGGATGGGTCGCCAACAAAAAACTTTCCCACTTCCTCTGTGCCCTTCTTGAATCCCTTGCCAGTACGAACAGCGCCACGAATGGTCTTTCCAGAAGCAGATTTGACAGTTGAGGAAATGGCGCTTGTCGCGGCAGTAGCACCTTTCTTCGGCACTGGATTAGTCTTTTTTTCAATCCAATCAAGAATATCTTTAATGTCACTAGACTTCTTTGTTGGCGCCCTGCGCGAAGACTGCTTCTTCGCGGGAGCGCGCCGAACGGACGCCTTCTTTACGGGGACAACCTTGCGCTTGGAAGCCATCAGGAAAAACGACCATACCTCTTGACATGGGCGTTCATCTTCGCAACCATCTTGTTTACCTTCGCAGCATCCCCCGCCTTCTGTGCGGCACGGATTTCTGCCATCATCTTCTGCTGCTCGGCTCTGCGGGCAGCATTGCCCCGACGAGCCTGAGCAGTTGCACGCTTAGACTGGGTGACCATTTCCTCGGTCTTCTTCTTGGAAATAGGAACCTCACGCCCACGGCGAATCGTTGTACCCTTGCGAACTGCCGCCTCGGAACGAGTCTGCAAATCCGCAGCCTTGGAACCGCCGCCCTTAATCTTGCGACGCCCGTACTCAATATTGGCATTAATACGACGCTGTGCTTCACGAGCGGCTCGGTCTTTGCGAGCCTGCTTCATTGTCTTGGTGACTTCCTCAGCAAACAGCGGCTTGCCCTGCTTACGCATCTGTGCGCGTGCCTTGGAGGCTGCACGCTCAGCCTTGAAAACCTTTCGGTCAGACTTCTTGAACGCATCAAGAAGCATCTGCCCAAACTTCTTTGCAAGGTCATCTTCCCACTGCGGTCTCGGCTTCTGCGCCATATGTTTCTCCTTTATTTATGTATTACACACGCCCAGCGGGGCGACACAGGCTTTTATCCTGTGCCGCCCCACCAGCGACAGCAAACTCAGGCGGTCTTCGCCGTAAGTTTGCCCTGCTTCGCGCGGTTCCTGATGGTCAGGTTGCCGTAGCACATAATCAGCGCGTAACGGGCATCCATGTTCTCAGGACGGACAAACGGGGTGTTCTCAAACCACTTGCCAGTGTGCCCAACGAGAGTCAGGTACTTGGAGTTGATGAAGAACATGGTCCCCGCAGGTGCGTGGACATCGTAAGTCACAGGCGCTGCCTTGAACAGCAGGTTCTGGAACCCAGCGTCAGCCGTTGCGGTGTCCGTGTAGCGGAGTTGCGGCTGGAGCAGCGACTCGTACTTCTCAAACAGGGTCTGCGTGGTCAGCACGAGGTCGGGATGGTCGTTGCCAACCGAAACCGTGTTGTACGCGGTCGCCATCTGAGCGAGCGTCAGCGCGCCAGCGGTATTCTCCTCATAGGAGCGCCACCAGTCGTTGCCCTGACCCGACGCCGAGTTGATGCCACCAACGGTGTTGCCAGACTCAATCAGGTTGCCCAGACCGTTCCAGTTCTTGCCGCTGTTGCCAGTGCCGTCGCTGAAGAACATCTGGTTGAAGCCCTCACGGAGCGACTCCTCGGCCTGCATAATCTTCGCCTCAAGGAGGTTGATGATTTCCTGCTCGCCGTTGTTCTTAGCCTCCTCAATACCAGAGATTGCGATAGAAGCAGCGTACTGCTTCCACTCAAACTCGGCTGCCGAGATGCCTTCCTGCGGCGTCAGCGAAATGGTGTCATACCCAGAGTACGACGCCACGGTGCTGTTCTGACCGTAGATGAGCGGCTCAACAATCTTGGTTCCACCGTTAAGCATGCGGATACGACCGCGGCTCACGAGGTGGTTCGTCAGAGGACGAGCCGTGAACACATTGTCAGTCAACTGGTCGCGGTAGTTGGCGATAGTCGTAGACAGAAGTGCGTCAAAGTTAGCGTTACCAGCCATTTGATTTACCTATTCTTTCTGTTAAATGGTTGCGTTTAGTGCCCTCTTGGCGGCAATCCAAGCATCTGCCAGACTCGTTATAGGCTCAATGGAATCCGTTGTAGTGGAAGCGGTGGCGGAAGCGCCACCCTCAACCACAGCCGCTGTCCGCTTAGACTCAAGAACTTGCTGTTCCTTTGCCTTAATGCTTTCAGTAGCCTGCTTCTCCAGTTCTCTCTGCCTCATAAACTTGTCAAATGCAATCTGCTTATAAACTGCTTCCAAGTCGGCAACACCAGTCCGAAGTGCGGTCTGCACAACTTCATTGGTGTCAAAGTCATCATAAGTAGCCTTCAAACGGTTGATTTCCCGTTCAATCTGCTGCTGAGACTGATACTCCTCAAACTGCGCGATGCGGCTGTCCAGTTCACGCATCCGACGCTCAACAGGGTCAATGTCCTCAGAAGACTCAAAATCATCAACCATCTGCCTCGCCTCGGCATTACTGATACCGTAATGCCTGCTCAGCAAATCAATCGTAGACCTAGGGTCATTCTCAAGGGCTGCCTGTAGTGTCGCCGCAAACTGGAGAGACTGCTTCTGCTCTGCCAACTCCTGCGTCTTGCGGGTATAATCCGCCTGACGCTGATAGCCCGCAATAGCCTCGCTCAGAGGTACTCTCAGTTCCTCACCATCAATCTTGACAGGAACCTCGTAAGAGGAATAACTGTCAACATCCAGAATGGAAGGCTCTGCTGCCTGACTTGTGCCATCAACTTCGGGTGCCCCATCAACAACGGGGTCTACATCAACGGCGGGTGCGATTTCGTCGCTCATAAATCTCCTGAGTCCAAAAGGTTGCTCTATATATGTTTAGGCTGTTCTATGCCATCCCAGCGGGCGGAGGAACCATCGGGGGCATTTCCGCAGGACCAGCGGGTCCAGCGGGTCCAGCGGGTGCGGGAGGTTGCGCGGACACGAACTTCTCAGGATTCTTAATATTGAACCCAAACTGAAGAATATATGCCGCAAGTTCAGGCATATTAACAATGCCAGCACTTGCAAACGGAGCCATAGCATCCAC